AATTGGCAAAAAGCTACTAAAAAAGACTTGGATAAAGACTGGTACGTGCAATGCGTATTCTTCGACCCTCGTTTTGATAAGAAATATCCTAAGGGCTTCCCTTATAGAAAAAAGGCTAACAAACCAACTACAGTAGAAGAGCGCAAAGCAATGGTATCATTCTTGCTCAAAAACATTCCTAAACAACTTGATGCTGGCTATAATCCCATACTCAAAAAGTACGTGCAAGTACATAAAGAGGGGTTATATCCTGAATTGCACTTTATCGAGGCTTTTAGACGTGCATTGGAAATAAAGGTTGGTACTAAAAAACACCTATACGAAATACAATGCGCTATCAATAGGCTTGAAAAAGCGTGCGAAGCCCTCGATTTGCAGACGGTCAAAATAAAGGATTTGCGTAGGGTAGATTTGAAGCGAATGCTCGACTGGTTGCGACTATCCGACAAGTATTACAATAGGTTCGTGATATACTTTTCCAGCCTATTCCGTGAGCTTATAGAGTACGAATGCTGCGAGGCTAATATAACAAGAGATATATACCCTAAAAAGGTGATAAAAGAAGCCCGCACCATACTTACTGAAGAGGAACTAACAAGGGTAAAAAACCACGTGCGATTTATAAATCCTGACTTCTATAGGTATATGATGATCTTCCTATATTCAGGAGCACGTAATACCGAACTTTTCAGATTACAACGCAAAGATGTAGATTTGGATAAGCAGGAGTTTGTAATACTCCTTGAAAAAGGCGGGCAGTATAAACGCTGTACAAAGGTGATATTATCCCCAGCATTAGACTTTTGGAAAGAGATATGTAGCAAGTGCAAAAATGCTAACGACTATCTTTTTGCGCTCGATTTCGTTCCTAATAAGAAAATGGGGCATACCGAAATTGTAACACGTTTTTGGAAACGACACGTAAAGGATAAATTAGGCATTGAAGCTGATTTTTACGCCCTTAAGCATTATATGCTTGATAACTTAGATAGCGATACGGCAATGCTTTTGGCTTCGCACACTAACCAAAGCACAACAGCTATCTACCAAGTGAATAAGGCTAAAAAAGATAGGGAACGGTTAAAACAATTAGAAATACAGATATAGAAAAAGCCCCAATATTGGGGCTTTTTTAGTTTATAGTTATTTTGGGTTTTAAGAATAGATTTTGCTTTAATACATACCTCTGAATAACATCTTCAGGAAGAGCGAAAGCGTTTGCTAAATCATCATAAGTGTACTCAAGTTCTTTTAAGTGTAATTTTACAGCCATATCAAATGTTATAGCATCGTCTATGCTTACACTGCCTTTTTCATTTTTTTTCTCTCCTGTTCTACTCAATTCGATGTTGAAATATTGATATTTATTTTGATTAATAACCCCTAATGAGTATGCGCGTCTGATAATTGAAGCCTTTGAGGTTAGCCAATAGCTTTTTAATGCGCTTAGGCTTGAAAGTTTGAGCCCCTCTAATGAATTTCTTATCGCTCTTTCAGGCATTAGAAATTCGGAAGCAAAATCGTTAGCTTCTTGCTCTTTGTCTCTAATATTTGGTACTGGAAAAGCTGTGTGCATTATCAAATGCCCTAATTCGTGGGCTAATGTGAAACGTTTCCTATCATTAGGAAGTCTTTTATTTAATACTACTACAGGAAATCCTTTTTTAGTAAATAACGATATACCATCAAACTTTTCATTCGCATTTAGTTCATAAATGATAATTCCTTTATCCTCTATAATTCTAAAAATATCCTCAATAGGTTCATTATCGAATATTCTAAAATCCTTGCGTGTGAATTGGGCAATATATTCAGGAGTATATCCGTCTTCAATATCTAAGGTTTTAAGTGAGAAATCAGGATAATCAATAGAATTTGACATTTCGTCAATAATATAACCGATAAATATACAAGATGTTTCAAATTCTTGAATAATTGATTTTGGAATGGTGTTTTTTTTGCGATAGTTAGATGTCTCTAAGTCTACTGATATTTTGCGCTCAAAAAACTCTTTTGGAAATTTCAGCACATTAAATATCTTTTCCAAAATCTCATCGGATAACCCACCAAGTCCTTTTTCAAACTTGGATAAATTAGATTGTGAAAGCCCTTGCACCGCTTTTGACAATTTTGTTTGCGTCCACCCTCTGTATTCCCTTGCAAGGGTAAGCTGATTGTGATTAACTTTCATAGGTGTTTTGTTGTAATTAGCCGTTAGTGTTTTTTGTAAAAAAGGTAGTAGGACTTGTCGGTTAATAAATGTTACATTGCCTTTTTACGTTTAGATTGCTCTTTAACTTTAGGTAGCAATCTTCCAGTTTTATTAGGCGTTAATATAGTAGGAGCATTTAATGATGTTAGTTCATCTTTACGAAGTCTCCATTTTATTTTTCCCTCGTCTATATAAACAAAATGAGGATTTATCAAATCACCTGATTTGCTTTTTTCCCAACCGAAAAATACGATAGGATTTTCGTAGTCAGTAGGGTCAAAAAGTTGCGTCTGCATTTGGTTTATAATGGACTGATTGGCATTTGTTTTTATATTCATAGGCATACCTTTTTTGTTTAACTTTTTAAACAGTAAAGAGTGTCCGCAGAATGTTATTACAAATCGTTTGTATTTCCAAAACTTCCATTTCTCAGGAAAAACTTTTTGGAGTTCACCTAATAGACAAGTTTGAAAAACGCTTGCTTCAAGGCCTCTACTTCTTGATTGTGGAGGGAAAGGTTTCATAGTTGAACCGAACTTTTCTTTAGCGTTTTCAAAAGCATAAAAGAACTTAATAAGCCCTTTTTCAGTACATTCAGTAATGAATGCATCTTTTTTTGCGAGCTTTCGCTTGCAGGATTGGACAAAAGTTTGTATCTTTGCCCCGTCAAAATTATTATATATCATCATAACTAAAAAAATTAAGACAAATCCCACTACCTAAAATATATCTGTTTCCGCAGATATATTTTTTACGGTGCAAATATATAAAAGATAAATGAAATTGTATATATTTTTTTGATTTTTTTGTATTTTATTTTTGGAAACACTTTTAATTTATTGATAATAAAAATATTAGGCTATTCTTATCACTATCGTTTTTTCTTCAATGATTATTGATTTTAAATATATTTCTACTTTTGCCCAAAACAAAACTAATATACCAATGAAAAGAATTGTATTATTACTAATAGCAGTGCTCGCTATGGGGTGCTCTAAGAGTGAGGATAAAGTGGATTATAGCGATATTGTCGGCGTTTGGAAATACAAGTCAATTATAAAAGAGATAAAATATACTCTCATTGTTTATGACAATGGAGATTTTTCATTAGAATGTTCGAAATACCCTTTAGTGGACAATAAGTATTTAGGGAAAGTAGTAGGAAAAGATAGATATATTTATATGTTAGAAATAAAAGAGGGAAGGAGGATTAAAAGTGATTTACCAGCAAAAGGAGACATTATAAAAGCATCTCTATATGAGAAAGGAGGTAAATTATGGATTACTTATGATGGAGCTCTTTTGCAAAGCGATGATTTTGAGCTAAAATAAAATATTAACTGTAGAAGATAAAAAAAAGCCCCAATTAAGGGGCTTTTTTTTATGTACGCATTTTTATTCCTTTGGTATCAATGTTTCCGAGAATAGTTTTAACGCTGGCAATATCCGTTTCTATCTTGTTTAGCTTATAGGTATTAGCTTCTATACCCGCAAGGTGTCTTAGTTGTTGAGCAGCATTGTTTTGCATTGATTGGTGCATTTCCCTAATGAAGTTAGCTGTTTGTAAAGCTGCATTCTTTATCTCAGCACTCAATTGAGTTTGTAGTCTGAATTGCCCCAAAAGGTCGTTCCCTGTGTCCTGACTCATACGCGCAAATCCTTTTTCTGCAGCCCTACGACCTTGTTCATCATACATTTTTATCCCTGATTGTTCCAAAGCGTCAAACATTGCTTTTGCTTTTTGTTCTCCTTTCTGTATTTCAGGCTTTAAAATGTTATTGACAAAATCAACGGTTTTATTCTTAACTTTTTCGTATATCTGCTCATTACTAAGCCCTACAGACGAAGCATACACTTCCTCCATATCTTTCTGAAATTTATCAAATATCTTTTTGACATCATTTGTAACTAACATTTGTTTGATGAGGTTTTTCATAACACGGGCTACTGTCTGTCCAAAGTTTTCAAAGGCGTTGCCTCCTTTTTCAACTGCCGATATAATACTATCTGTAAAACTTGAACCAAATTCACCAAAGGTTTCTTGTACGTATTTTTCTATTTCACCTCTATATTCTTTGATTTTTGCATAGACTTCTTTAGCTTGATTGATAGCGCCGTCAATTCCTGCTTGTATTTCAGGATTTCTAATATCTTTAGTAGATTTTAGGAATGTTCTAAACTCCTTACTATTTGGGTTAAGTCGCTCTAAGGCTTCAAAGTCTATTTCTCCGTTTTTCAGGAATAAACTACCAAACTTTTCTTTGAAAGGTTTGGTTATTGCTTCTTGATATTCTCTATAGATAACACCCCATTCAGGAAACCATTCAGTTCTTTTTTTGTAATGGTCAAATATCTGAGTATTTTCTATTTTTGCCACATCACTACGAAGTCCTTTTAGCTTTTCTTTATAGTTATTCAGTATATCCAAATGCTTTCCTATCTTATCTGTAGTGAAAGGGTTGGTATGTTTTTCGCCTTTCAGTATTCGTTGGTCTCTAAGGTCGTTTATCTTTTTTTCATACTGAATTTCTTGCTCTTTCCATTGGCGTTCTCTTTGTCTGGCACGTTCTTTATTGCTTTCTATTTTTTCATAAATACCATATACAGCACCTATAACACCTCCAATCGCAGCACCCAAACCACTTCCTACAGAACCTCCTATTTGGGCAAACGATAATGTTTTACTAACTATACTACCCAATTCATTTATGCTATTAGCGAAGTTTTTCAGACTTTCGTTGCCTGTGCTTTGTCCTAATCGTTCAAACTCTTGTCCTAATTGGGCAAACTCGCCTGTGATGGATTGTGCAGAGGATAGCATACCATTGAAGGCTTCTTGCCATTCAGCGGTATTTGGTTTGGCTTGAACCATTTTCTTTATGTTTGCTCCAAGTCTGCCAAAAGTGGTATCACTACGCTCGGCGGTATCTCTTACTTGTTCTATCTGCTGGCGGAGGTTCTTGATGAACTCTACATTGGCATTATCGCTCATATCAAGGGTGCTTGCTAAGGCGTCAATCTCGGTTTCGGCATCTAAAATGGTTTGGCGTATCTCTTTGACGGTCTTTTTGCGCAGGTTGTCGAACAACTTCGCAATGGCTGTACCTTCTTTTTTGTGCAGTATGTCCAGCTTCTTAAGTTCACGAGCCTTTTCGTCTTGTGCTTTCTTCACTTGTGGAGCGTCTGCCCCTAATTTGGCTTGTAGGGCTGCTATATCAGCATTGTATTTTTCTTCAATGGCTTTGCGCTGGTCAGTATAGGTTTGGTACTTTTCTAACAGCTCTTTATATACTTGTTCCTGCTGAATACGTTGGTACTCGGCATTGTCGGCTAAAAGTGTCTTTTCGTTTTCAGCAAGGCGGGCTTTTTCAGCATTGATGGCTTCGGTATTGGTGTCGAAGTCCTGCCCTTTTTTCCATTTGCCTTGTGCCTCTGCCTTTTGTTTTTCGGTTTCAATGAAGGCGGCTAACTGGTCTTGCGAACGCCTCCTTATCTCTTCTTCTTGCTTGTCGTACTCTAATTGTATGATAGCAAGGCGTTTTTCTACTCCGTCTTGCATTATTTTAATGCGGGCTTCTTCTTGCCTAAATAGGTCGTCTTGGATTTGTCGCTGGTGGTCTTGCTGTGCTTTTTCGGTGTCGAACTCTGGAAGGGTTTCTTTTTTGGCTTTTGTAGCGGCTTTTTTGCTTTGCTCGTTGTACTCGCCTTTTAGCTTCTCATCAATAATCTTTTTTTCCTTTTGTAGTTTGTCTAATTCGTCTTTGTCGTTTTGCGTTTGACCTCCTTTTGATTGTATAGCACTTATTTCACTTGCTAATTTCTTTTGTTTAGCAAGAAGCCCATTACGAGTGTCTATGACTTTATTGCGTTCCTTTTCTGCTTCTTCTAATTGTTTGGCTTTGCTAATGATAAGCCCTAAATCGGCATCAGAAAAGTTTTCATAGCCTGTAGTGGCAAGCGGCGATAGGGTGGTTTTGCGTATATCCTGCTTTTCGCCTTTTTTTAAAAGGTTTTGGTTTTTAGCTTGCTTAGCGTTGTGTCTACGGTTGTATTCCTCAATCATCAGTTTGCGCTCTTTGGCTTGCTCATCAGCTGACAGTTCGGCTATATCATCAATGCGTTTCAAAGTAGATTGCCAAGCGTGTTGTTTGGTAGCTTTGTCAATCTGAATATTTATGCCTTGTATTTGCTTGTTAAACTCAGCTATTTCAGCAGGATTAGCAGACACTCGTTTTTTAGCTTCTAACCCACGTTTTTGTACTTGCAACCGCTCAATATAGTCTTTATCCATTTTAAGGTCTTTTTCCTTTTGGACATTGTTTAGTTCTTTGAGAGCGTTTGATATATTACGAATAAGTTCCTCTTCGGTTTTGTACTTACTGAATATGTCGGGGTATATATCTTTTAGCTTATTGAGGGCATTTAAGCGTTGCCCTTTGGCTGCATTTTCGTCTTTTACTACCTCGATGAGTTTGTCGATTTCGTTGCGTTCCTCTTGTAGTAGGTTCTTTTGGCGTTCTTGTTCTTCGTTGAAGGCTTTTTGTGCTTTTTCGGCTACGGATACTTCTTTGTTGAACAGTACCATATACGACACTAATCCGACTAAGGCGGTGGCTACCAATACATAGGGATTGGCTTTCATAGCAGCATTGAGGGCTTTGGTGGCTGTTGTTGCTATATTAGTAGCGGTGGTTTGTATGCCTTTGGCGATGGCATCGGCACGAGCCGCTACTGCCCAGCTGCGTGTAAGAGTGATATTGACGATAACAGCTGCCCTGTATGCTCCGTAGGTGGTGATGAGCCCTGCGATGATTTTGCCGAGTGTTTGGTAGTTTTCTACTAAATAGGCTACTCCGCTAATGGCTCCTGATACGAGCCCCTCGCTGGCTTTGCCTATTTCGTTGAGCATTTGGTCGAAGTTGTCTTGCAGGTTGGATATTTGTCCGCCTAACGACTTGCTTTGCTCTGCCATTAGGTTGAAGAACAATCCGCCTTCGTTGGTCATATTCTTGATAACGGCTTGTACTTCGGGGAAGCCTATTTTGCCTGCGCTAACCATATCTTTGATTTCGGTTTCGCTCTTGCCTACGACCTTACTCAATTCGGCTATAATAGGAATACCGGCATTCATAAACTGGTATAGGTCGTTGGTCATTAGCTTTCCTTGTGCTTTGACTTGCCCATATACGTGAATGAGTTGCCCCATAGGTACGCCTAATCCTGCAGCTACATCGCCCATACGGCGAAGGGTTTCGGTTACTTCTTGAGCAGGAACTTGAAAGGCAAGCAAACGCTTAGCTCCTTCAGATACTTCTTGGAGTCCGAAGGGTGTTTTAGCGGCAAGGTCGGTGAGTTGTGCCATTAATTCGTTGGCTTTCTCCTTGCTCTTTAACATAGTCCCAAAAGATATTTCGAGCTGCTGAAATTCGGAGCGTACGGCTACCATTTGACTAATGAATGATTGCGCCCCTTGTAGTGTAAAGTAAGCGGTTGCACCCTTGAGGAGGGTTTGCCATACATCGGCTTGTTTTTTGCCTTCTTCTTTGACTTTTTCGGTGAGTTTTTCAAAGTGTTTTTTGATTGCCTCGATGTCTTTTTGTATCTGTGATTGGTCGGCTGATACTTGGAATAATAGAGCTCCGTCTTGTGGTTGCATAAGATTTAGTTTTTAAAGTAATAATGCGAGATTGTGGGTAAATCTCGCATTATTGGGTGAATTGTTTTAATCCTTTGAGAAAATCCCCATAATTGTTACGTTTTTCTGACTTTTGAGATTTCTTTTTAGTGTCTTTATCCTTATCATAATCATAAGAAGGAATGACAGCACTATAAAGCATTACATTGGCATAGCTTATCTCTTTTAGCACGTAGTCGAAGGTTAGTCCGTACTGTTTGGCGAATGAGCCTACAAGTCCCCAGATGCTGTCATTTCGTTCTCCACTTCCTTCGTCGGCTTGGTTATCATCATTCCTTTGAGGGAAGTGGTAATTACGAAAAAAGGGCGTATATCCATTTGTCCTAATACTTTAAAGAATGCTGCAGATACTTCAGTAATGGGGGTGTTAATGAGTTTTTTTGCCAGCATTTCGCCTTTGGTTATGTTTTTGGTTTTACGCCAAAATTGCCATTTAGGATAGGTAACTACTTCGGTAAAATGATTGCCTAATAGGATTACTGCTATAGCCCACGCTATATTCTCATACTCTTCAGCATTGTGTATGATTGAGCCTAATATATTAGTCTCATTAATAGTGTCGGTGGGTATTTTGCTGATGTACTTTGAAGCCCTTACGAGGGTAAAAATAGAGGGCGGAGCGACTTTATACGCTTCGCCCCCAATGGTTACTGTTGTAGGTTCTTCAAGTAGGGTTTGTGCTACTTTTTCTTCCATAGGTTACGCTACTTTTTCGATGGTGAAATAAGGCTTACCAGCACCAGGACTAAGGATAGTAATCTCAAGTTCGATATTATACCCTTCTGACTCGCTAAATGCTAAAGTAGCCGCAACAGAACAATATGGAATATCTATTTTTTCTGCCCCTGATACTTTAGGAACAAGTGATACAGATTGTTTTTTGCTTGATACAAAAGAGTTAATAGCAAGTTTGTCGCCTGTTTCTGTTATATCCCAAACTTCAGCAAGCAAAGACTTGTTAAGGTTCTTTGCAATACATTTGATTTTCAATGTAGGTTCGCCTTTCATTTGGTCAATGGTTTTACCTCCAATGGCTACCCATTTATACTCTTTTCCGTCTTCTTTTTCCCAAGAAAGACTATCTTCTTTGATTATCCCTAATGATTTTAGGGTTGTTGCCATAGTGTTTCCTGCTCCTGGAGTACCGAATTTAACTTCTACTTCGCCCCAAGCGGTGGCGTTATTATCTGTATATGCCATAATTTTTAATTATTAAATGTGTTATACCTAAATTTTACTTTTGCGTTGATGAAAAACTGCTTAATATCCGTGTCCTCAAAGGTTTGTATCATCTGATGAAGTTGTAACTTGTAATTGTGTAGGGCTGTTTTAGCTTCTTCAATGATAGGCATTAAAGCACGCTCGATAGCATCACAACGTACAAAGTTTTTCCTATACTGATTATCGTTATTTTTGACCGTAGGGACAAAGATATTGATGTTAATTACCCCCGTTTGATATTGACCATCTAACCCAGTAAGGAACGATATTACACAATCCTCTTTTTGTGAGTTCAAGGGTCGTACACCACTACGGTATGTTTGCCCATTGATAAGGGGATTTATCTTATCCTTAAAGTACTTATATAGGTCGGTTTCTATTTGTGAGGCTGTTTTTTTCATTGCGATAATGCTTTTAGGAGTTTAGGTACTTCTTTTTCGGCTAATAATTCAGCTGATGAAAGTACATTGTAATTGCGTGCTTCTACATAAGCGGCATACTTCATTCCTGCGACTACTACCAGTACAAAACCTTTTGGGTATTGAGATATTACTTTATTGATGAATGTTTCACCCTCTTTTTGTCCATTACCACCTGACTTTGTGAGTTTAAAACCTCCTTTTTCAATGGGTTTGCCGTCTTTTAAGACAATGTACCCAATTGACGAACGAAGGTTGCCCGTTTGGTCTTGATAACTACCGTGCTCACGAGCTTCATTGATACACTTTTCACCTACAATACGAAGGATACGTACTATTTTCTCTTGGTATTTGGCTATCTTTTCTTGGAGCATACGCTCTATATCAGCGGGGGTGAATTGTGGTGTTATCATACGAATATACGGCAGTGAAAAAGGTCTTTTGAAAATCGTATTACTTGCTTTTCGAGACGAATATTCCCCTCTACATCTACTACTTGCAAGGTAGTACCCGCTTCTATTTTTGGTGTATTTTTAGGGGCATAGACAGTAGCAGTACATTCAAATATTTGTCCGTCTACTTTGCTTATCTTTTGCCCAGCTCCTACTATCTCATCACGACATACGCCTATTTCTTGCCACTCGATAGGGTCGCTTGGATAGATAGGTATGCCATTTTCATCAATAGTAGGGGCTTGCGATACTTTCACCTTCAATAGGTACGGGTATATTTTCATTTCCTTGCAGTATTTTAGAATAAATGGGTAATGTCTCTTACAGTGGCTTTTTCCTCCAACAAATTCACCCTACCGAGCTGCTTACAAAGTAAATTGTAAAAGGCAGTAATAGCCGATTTGTCGTAAGAGAAAGATAAACCACCCTCAGAAAAGGATACTGGGCGCAATAAGAGTTCAGGAATGAGGTTGTAGAAAAACAATTTTGTCTTTCGTTCGTTCTCTTCGTTGAACTCATCAGAAAGCCCCAAGCCTACTCGCTGCATTTCGGCAATGAGTAGGGTTGTGGGGTATTCTACGTTCCAAAGTTTGAGTTTTTCATCTATGTACGCCTGTGCAGTCATCGTTAGCTTAATTTGGTTTTCAAAATTAGCTTTCGGCTTACATTGTTAAGTACTGGTGTAGCGAATGCTGTTGCCTTTGTTGAAAGCCTTTCAGGGTCTTGTTCCGCCCAAGCACTTACCAAAATAAAGCTATCAGAAACTACCTTAGTAGTAGATTCATCTTTGCGGCTAAATGCAGGCGTTATGGTGTAATATGTTTCACCTATTTGAGTGTTATCTGTAAAATGGATATTACCCAACTCCCAACCACTGGTAGTGGTTTTAACTCCTGATTTAGCTTCTTCACTTACATAGCTTTCCCAAATTATCACTTCAGGAAGTCCGTGTGCTCTTAGTGTCTCATTAAGTTGTGTCAAAGTAGGCTCTTGTGCTACGTTAAGTGCGTTTTGAGCAAAGGAAGCTGTAAATTTTACTACACTTGTAGATTTTACCATTTGGAAGAATGTAGGTCTATCCATAATAGCATAAGCATAACGGAAGCCTTTTTTAACCGCTTCTTCTTGTACTTTTCTAAAGTCGGCAATAGGGTCAAATGTAGCTGCATTGGCTGGTAAAAACCAATCTTTTGCAGTGTTTTCAGAACCCACTCCAAACTTCACTTTAGCACCCGCCATAAGTGTATATTCTCCTTTGGAAACTGCTTGTTTAGCGAGTAATTCCAAACGAGCATTTATTCCATTGACACAGAAGATAGGGTCTTCATA